GATTTTTTCTATCTTTATCGTATTTTTCCTCTCAAGCTATTATTTTCACATCTTCTAACAAGTCATTGAATACTTTTAAAGGTGTAGCTATAGTTTGCTCGTATGAATTACTAAAAAACTTCATAAAAAATCCAATCTTTATATGAAAATCTCACAAAGGATCTTCTTTTTTCTTTTTAGTGTTTAATAAGTTATCTAAGTCCTCAGATTCAATCTCAAATAGTTTTTGTATAAGTTGCTTTAGTTGTTTTTCATCAAGTACTGGAATAGTAGGATTAAATTCTAGGAATATTTCTTCTATAAACTGTTCAATATCTGATAAAGCCAAGAAATATCCTCATACAGTCAGTTCTCAGACTCTATAATCCTTATTTCAGTATTTCACTTTTATTTTTCTTCTCATAAACAATAAAAAAGATTTAATCTATAATTTAGACTAAATCTTTTAGTGTTCCTCTCAAGGTCTTTTATTTTAGGAGAATTTATAAGTAAAATAACTGAGTAATCATATAATATCTTCTTTTAAAACTACTACGATGTCATTTTCTCTCTGAAGCAGTTGTTTGAATATTTTTATCCATGATCAGATTAAATCTTTTTTCAAATCTATTATTTCTAGAGAATTTTTAAAATAAGTTTTATCAGCTTCACAAAAAGTGTATTTATATTCTATTCCTCAAAGAGAAAATACATCAGTTTCTTGTTTCTTATATTTATTTAGATCAAGAGTTTCCATTAAGTTACTGCTTGTTCATCAAATATTTCAAAGATATTATTGTTACCATCAGGATATCCTATAAATTCTACTGGAATACTTGCTACTGATTCAAGATCATCATCTTCAGGGAAATCAAAAGCAAGATTGCTTGTTGCATAACCTTTATAAATTTTGATACCGAATTTTTTACCATTTTCATCAGTATTTTCAAATGTAACTTCGTATAAGTTAAGAGCCTTAAGTACATCTTTATAGATTACAGCTTTTGAAACATTAGGAGTATAAGTGTATGTTACAGTTATTTCTCCAGCTTGAGCTGATTTAAATACAATGTAAGTAGCTCACACATCTCCATTTTCTCCATCTCCAACATAAGTTGAATATGATGAAGCTGTAACTGTAGTACCATCAGCCTTTACATTTGTAATTGTGATAATACTATCATCTCCATTTTGATTTAATAGTTTAACAGGAGTATAAGCTATACCAACTGCTCAATAACTTTCATCTGTTACTGTTGTAGGTGTTCCTGCTGTATTTACTAAATCTCCTATCCCATCTACTTTTGCAATGTTATCTAGGAATAACTCAGCAAGTTCAGCATTAAATTTAACCTGATCTATCTTTTTTCTTGGTGGTAATTTAGAGTTAGCAAATTTTAATTGAGCTATTAAAAAAGATACTTCAAGTCATGCTCCTTTCAATGCTCATACATTTACTCCATCTAATTTCAGAATACCATTTCACATTCTGATAGAATCAGATCTTTGCACAGGTGTTTGCATAATTTTAATTGGTTAAAAAAATAATACCTGTATAAACTACAAGTATTATTTTTCCCCTCAAGGTCATTTCACTAGGATAAGGTAATCCAATATCTAGAAACATTTTTTCAATCTAAGTTTATTATATTTTCTAATTTTCAACCATTTTTTTCTATTGTTTTAGATGAAGCTATATTCTCTGTATCACATGTTATTAATACTTTTTTAAGTCATATATTTTTTGCTTCTTCCAATGTTAGTCCAAGCATCTTTGTTGCATATCATTTTCATCTCTGACTTTTTCTGATTGCATAACCAATATTTTATCACCTTTTCAAATATTTACCCTTAATAGTGTCTCTTAAATTTATAGTTCATATTACTATTCAATTTTCTATAAGCCAGTATGTATATGCTTTCCCTCAAGATGATGTTTGCTTCTCTCAGTTCTCATATTTTTTTGTATTTTCAATATATGATTCTATGTCATCAAGCACTTTACCATCTTTATTCCAAAACATTGAAACTCATTCTAGTTCAAATTCTTTCATCATACTATAAAATTCTTTTTTATATTTAATAGTAGGTTTTATTAATTTCATAATCTTTTCATTAGTTTTTAAAGTTATTTAACTTGTCTTTCATAGACAAAAACACTCATCTCAAATTTTATTTGGTTTATACGGGAAAAGTATGTAAGAGTCGTTTTCCGAAATAATATTCATTCAACCATCATAAGCTATAATCTGTCATTTTTTTATTTTCTCAAAATCTTTAAACTTTTTAATAAATTTAAAGTCCTTAGTCTGATTCTTGTATATTTTATAAAATGAGATAAATTCTTTTTTATTATATTTGATAGCTTCTCACTGAATATTTCATGTGTATTTTAAAAAATTTAATATTCAATTTTTTACTATATCAGTTGATTTTTTATCATATATACTTCCTGACTCTAAACATAATCATACTTTTCATATTTTGTTCATATATGAATCACTTCCTCAAGGATGTAAATCATCAAATCACTTTACAGAAAAATTCACATCAAAATATTTTCATAAATCATTATATTCAGATATTAAGAAAGGTATAGAATTTTCTTCATTTATTGTATTATGAAGATCTAGTAAGTAATCAGATTTATCTAAATATTTCATAATCTCTATACTCCTTTTGTCTTCATATGAATCTCAGTTATTATATTGCAAAAAACATCTATTCATATTTTTTTGATAACTTCTTTCATTCAAATAGAGAGCCTTTAAATTCGCAAAAATAAATATTACTTTTCATTTTATTACTTGTATTTTTGGGATCAATTTAGTCATAATTTGAACTCATGATAATTCATTACCATGCACTCAAGACATAATTACAGTTGTTTTTCAAGTTATTCAAGAATCTATTTCTATAATAGATTCTTTCTTATCAATAAGCATAATTTTAAATTTTATAAACTAAAATAACTCTATCTTGCTCATCCTCATATAAATATACATCCTCATATCACATATTTTTAAACCACTTATATGGAACATCTGATTTCCTTGTAGTTCTAACAAGAATATATTTTTCTCATCTATCTAATAATTTTTGTAAATTTTCCCTATACAGTTCTCATGCTATATCTTCTCATCTAAATTCACTTTTTACTCATACTTCGGCAAAATAATAAAAATCTGACAAATCAAAATCAGGATACCTACCTAATATCTCCTGAGACAAGTTTTCTAACTCTAATTCACTTAATCATAGTTTATCATTATTTAAATCTCATAAAGATGTATTCCATCACCATATAAATCAAATATAATTATTTAATATCTTAGCAATTAACTCTTGATACTTTCATTTTAATGACAAATCTCTAAAATTAGCTTTTAATTCACTATTTTTATAGAATGGTGATAGTTGTGAGTCTCAACAATTACAACTCCCTGAGAACTTTTTAGGATATATTGAATCACATGAATCACATAGATATCATTCATTCCAAGGAGATTCTCAAAATATATCCTTATATAATTTTACCTTTTCATTTCAAGTAACACCCGTGTTACTTACTATATCAATATTATTCATAATATTTTTTAATTATTAAATTTTAAAATAAAAAAAGACTATTACTTATTTATACAGTAATAGTCCATATATTAGTGGTCACTAAAAACCACTTTTACTTATTACTGTAACAGTGTTCTAAAGGATTATGATGGAAATTCATGAAAAAGTTCTTTCTTTTCATAGGAAAATTTAAAAAAATAAAAAGCTGTTATTTCTTATTATTTGAAATAACAGCTTCAGAATAACTTTATTTTTAGATACAATAAAATCACAAAAAACTATTATTTCAGTTCTTTGCATTATGATGAGTAATGTATGTAACAATATTTTTCATACTTTTTATATTTAATTTAGGAAAAACCTGTAAATCCACCAATAAGATAACTAAAAAGTATATAATGTCAAATTTTTAAAACTTCTGATCCTTAAAAACAAACCTAAAAGTTATAGGTTTACGAAATAAATTCTTTTCAGGATTTGATAAGTCAGGTCATATAGTATCAAGCTGTGATCTTACTCAATCCTCTATAGATCTATTGAATAATCAAACTACGAGATCCTTTATTTCCTCAAACTCTTCCATATTTGTAGCCCATATATCAATTTGATATAAAACTCTTCTAATTCATAAATTATTAGTACTTCATCAAATTTCACTATAGCTAATAAAAGGCTTATCCATTCACTTTATGGTTTCCTCATCTCTGCACTTTATATTTTCAGCTCATCAAATTTTTTGTATTAGATTTACATAGTTTGCCATTCTATCGTAAATATATTTTCTGATGTCTATAAATCATAATTCGCTATATTCTATCATCAGTATTTTTTTAATAATTTATTAAAATTTTGTTTCAGGACAAACACTAATTCCTTGTGGTTTCTTTCAAGTCAATCTCTTAAATAACTTCTTTCTTCGATATCATCAGTTCAGAATTCTAAAGCTCTTCAGTATTCCTCAGTTATTCACTGATTTACTCCAACAACATATCTTCACTCTCATATTTTCTCCATTCAGATACTTCTTTTTAAGTTTCATGTAACTCACTCATACCAATGACCATCTATTTGAACTGGTTTATAGTGACTACTTCTCTCAGGAGCTTTTCAATCCTTTCTATCAATATTATTCTTTGGTAATCTATCTTTATCTCTAGGAGTTATTTCTCTTACTTTGGAAACAAGAATATTTGATGTAATCTGCACTGATTCATCTATACTTCTTTTTAAAGCTATTGTATTCAAACTAAATTCAGCCATAGTCTTAGTTTATAAATCTTAAAATACTTTTATTATGGTCATGTTTCTTATTCATATAGACCTTTTCCACAAATATAACTTCAAAAGTATTTGTTTCTTGCAAGACTTTATCTCATTTATTAGGCAAAGTATCAGTTCTACTGTATAATTCATACTCCTTAGATGTAAAGCCTAGTTGTCAGGCACTATCAAGACTATCATCGTTTATGGATTTTCATCTCTCTAAGATTATTCACTTAAATAAAATCCTCGTTCAAGAATATTTCACTTTCTCTCAATATTTATTCAGACCTTTAGTGATGCTTTCCAGAGTAATATCTTGAAAAGCAAAGCTAAAATTATCTATAAAAGCCATAAATTTTTTAAATTATTCATTTAAAAGATTTATACTTTGAAATTATCATATCGAAGTTTTGTTTAATAGCTATATTAAATCTATCTTTTATGTTAGATTCTCTCTCAGACTCTCAGAAGTAAGTCACAGAAAGGCTTCCAAGCTTTTGAGTTTTAATATTTTTAGCTTCTAAACTCTCGCTATTTTCTCTACTTATTCATAAATCGAGTGATAAATTAATGCATAAATCTAAACTCATTTTCTCAATATCAGAAGGAACAGAATCAAATCAAATATTATACTTAATTTCTATATTTTTCTTTCACTTTCTAGTCTTTTCTTCTAAATACACTATATAATTATCTATATAATCTAGAGTGTAATTATAAGACTCGTTTTTAAGTTTAATATATTCAATACCATTTGCTTTGTGATCTAAATATATCCTATTACTTCAAGTTCCATCTATCCTTGCAACTATATCTTGTTTTCACAAGTTATATCAGATTTTGGAGTCTATCATATTCGTAGCTTGCTCTATAATTAAAAGAAGCTTTGAATCACTACTATTATCAGTAATTCAAAGCTTATCTTTTAAGCTACTTAAAGTAGTATAATTCATTGTTTTTATATTAATCAATTATCTGTAGCTAATCCTTTCAATTCCTCATCAGTTTTTCATTCTAGTTCTGATTCCTCTAGTATTCATTCATTAACTAATAATTCTCAGTAATTTGTATTATCTGTATCAGAATTATCAGTTATTTTTCCTGCTTCAAGTTCATCTACTAGTTTATTTAGTTCAGCAACTCTCAGCTTTTTATCATACTCTACTCAAGCATGATCTAGAATTTCTTTACATTCTTTTCAAGTCCTTTGATTTTCATTTTTTACTATATTTTTCTTTTCAATTTTTTCTTTTACTACTGAGAATCAAGCTTGTAAGTAATCATCTAGTTTTGATTTATCTACATCTAAGATCTGTCATTTTTTAGCTCAATTGTAGATTCTATTTTTATTATTTATAACTCTAACCATATTAAATTTATATTAAAAATTAAGTTGTTTTATTATTTTTAACAAGCACTGTAGCTTCAGGATTTTCTATCAAGATATCTAGTTTCATTTTATACCAGAAGTTGTACCCATCAGGTGCTACTCTCTCAGGCTCAAGTTTTAAATCAGTTTGTATTCAGATAATTACATTTTTAGGATTCGTTCCTATAATATCAGCACCATCTAAGATTACTTTATCAACTTTCATTCCAGCTTCTATGTCATAGATTAATGGAGTAGTTGTTGTAATAGAATTTGCATCTATTGAAGCTACGATGTAAGTCATTTGTGTAGCATTACCATAATCTACAGTTATACTATCTCCAGCACTTATATCTCCTGTTAAATCAGTATCTATAAATATACCTGAAGTTCATGCATTTTGTGGATTTGTAATATTTGCAGTAACTCATGTTTTTACAGGATTTTCATTTATCATCAACGATACTTCATTAATTTTAGTTCCTGCAATTCTATTTTTATTAGTTTCTCCATCTCATCTATTACCATTTGGATCATTGTATAATTCATCAAGATCTATTTGAGTATCAGGATCATGGAAGAATTCTATTTCTTTTTTGTATTTATTTGCTAGAGATTTCTTAGCTTGAACATATTTTTTTCTCGTAATATCTCTACCTGTAAAAACATTTGTATCTGATCCATCTAGCACATTACCATCTTTTTCAATTTGATATTTGATACCATCAAACATATTTAAGATTCAGTTATCAGCCGATGGATTTTCTAGTTTTCTACCATATATTGCAGTTTCTACTAACTCATTAGCAATTTTTTTAGCAATAATTCTTTTCATATGTTCTTCAAAACTTTTTCATTCGATATTATCATCAATTTCATCATCTGATAAGTAGAAGAATCATTCTACTTTCTTTGAACTTAAAAAGATTGAGTCAGTTTGCACTTTATATCATGCTTTACCTGTTTGACCATGAGTTCTTTTACCAGCACCTCAAGGTATTAGGAATTTTCAAGGAGCAATCAATTTTGCAATCTCTTTTGTTGGTCATGTCATTGTAATCACTCTGAATTTCTTTAGTAATCCTTGTGATTCATCTTTTACATAATCAATAAACTGTTTAGCTTCATCATTTTTCCAATGGAAATTTACAGGAACTCAGTTTGAATCTAAAGTGAAAGCCTTTTTTAGATCCTCTGTTTTTTTAGTCCTTTTCTTTAGTTGTATAGGCATATTTAGTTGAGTTATAATATAAAATTAATCTATTTTTGAGATCCTTTGATCTTTTAAAACTTTTTCCATACTTTCAACTCTATCAATAGTAGAATCAAGAGCTTCAGATACTGTTTTATCATCCTCTTCTTTTTCTTTTTTTAATTTTTCTATATCTCCTGTTAGTTCTTTAAGTTGTCACATAAAATTTGTAACATCATCAGAAGACAAATACATATCTACATATTTCTTGATAGCTTCTTTTCACTGCTCTGATTCAAAAAACTTTTTAATATCTTCTTCAGAAGCAGTTTCAGTATCATCTTCTACTTCTTTAGAAAGTTCAGCTTTCATTTCAGAAGCTTCTTCAAACTTTTTAATTGCTTCCTCTGACTTCTCTTCTTTTAATAGAGATATACCATCAGAAAAAACTCCAAAAAATTTTTCTAGTAGTTCTTTCATAAAAATAAATTTAAAATATAAACAATTACAGACTAGTTTCTTTATTATTCCCCTCAAGGTCATTTCAAATTGGATAAAATCTTATTAAGTCTTTCTTGGTCTTTATTCTTTTTAACTGTTTTAAATAATGCAAATTTATTCTCAGCTTGCTCTACAGCAGGTGTGTTATCTTTTGTTACTAGGCTTATTCCATCTACAAACACATTTTTTATATCTCTAGGCATTTTATTTTTGTTAAACTATAAAATATCACTCCATTGATACTCAGACAAAATCTCAAGCTTTTACACTCTTATATAATTCATTATCTAAGAACTTAACTCATACATACCAACTTCATTTTTTCACGATAGTTTCTCATACTATGATGTCATTTGGAGCTATAAAGTTTTCTACAAATTGATATTTTGTTTTTTCTATCTCTGTATTTTCTTCATGATCCACATTTAAAAACTTGTTTTGCATATTAGCACCAAAGTCATGAGCTGTTTTTATAATTTCTTCAGCTGTTATCACATCTCAGTTTCTATTCTCAATATCAGGTGTTAAAATACAAAAACTCACAGTTTTATGGATATCATCTGTTTTTAAAAGTTTTATCATTGCAGTTTTTTAAGAAATAAAAAAAACACTACTTTTTAGTTTAGTAGTGTTTTCATTCTCTTTAAGGTCTTTTAGTGACTTGAAAATTTTTATTTTTTAAGTAAAGTCTAATAAAATATTTTTTAACTAAAATTATGACACAATACAGCTTTAAAAATGATTACAGTGAGTGAGCTCACCCAAAAATTCTGGAAAAACTAAATAATACAAATCTTATACAAGAAGAGTGATATTGAGAAGATTCATTTTGTAATGAAGCTTCAATTCTCATTCGTGAAAAAATATGAAATAAAAATGCTGATATACACTTCGTATCATGATGAACACAAGCCAACTTAATAGTGATATCTTCAATATTAAGACCACATGAATCTGTAATTGCTGTAAGCAGTTGACATATTGCTGTTCATGAGGCTTGAGCAATAGAAGCTACATGACATAAAATAAATACTGTTGAATCTAGTGATTGAAAAATGACTACTTCATTAATTCAATCTGTTTTAGATTATCATGAAGATGAACATATGGTTAAACCTAAATTAGTATTTATCTCAAATTCTACTGAAGTTGGTAGTATATATTCTAAAAAAGAACTTAAAGAAATATCTAATTTTTGTAAAAATAATAACTTATATTTATACCTTGATTGAGCAAGGATAGCTTCTGCTTTAACATCTAGCAAAAATGATTTAACATTAAATGAATTATCTAGTTTAGTAGATATATTCTATATTTGATGAACTAAGAATTGAGCTTTATTATGAGAAGCAATTGTTATAAATAATGATTCTTTAAAAAAAGATTTTAGATTTTTCTTGAAACAAAAATGAGCTTTACTAGCAAAATGAAGAATCTTATGAATTCAATTTCTAGAACTATTTAAAAATGATCTATTTTTTGAACTATGAAAACATGCTAACAATATGGCTGAAAAACTTGCAAATGCCATTAAAAATACTTGATATAATTTTCTAGCTGAACCTGAATCAAATCAAATTTTCCCTATATTGCCAAATAATTTAATAGAAAAATTAAATAAAAAATATTGATTTTATGTTTGGAAAAAAGTTGATGATAATAATTCAGCAATAAGATTAGTAACTTCATGGTGAACAAAAGAAGACTATGTTGACCAATTTATTGATGACTTAAAATAAAACTAATCTATAACTCAAGTTTCAGGATTCACAATACTATAATCAGTATAACATCTACAATTAAATCAATGAGGTGCATGATCTGTATGAGTTCATGGGAATAGTTCATTTTTAGCTATCCATCAAGCCTTTTCATTTTCTATATGAGTTTTTCTAGCACTATCATCTTGAGTAATACTTCTTTTATATCAAGTTACTCAAAAATTCTTAGTATATTCATCATGCTGTTTTCTTGATCAGTATTCATAAGCATTTCATACTTCCATTACTGCTATTAAGCTTGATCTATAAGTTGAATATTTTAAAAACTTATCATCTATTTTCTTTGCTATTTCTTGAAGTGTATCTCATTTAGATATTCAATATTCTATAATCTTTCATATTTCTTCTCTCGTTGTTTCATCTATCTCGGATATCATTTCTCAAGCTCTCTTTTGAGCATATTCTAATTGGTATTCATTACTTATTCAAATATCTAGAGTAAGTCATATATTTTCTAATTCTAACTTACTTTTTTGCTCTTGCTCTAATTGTCAGAGTAAAACAATAGCTGAAAGTTTCTCTATTAATTCTTTATTAATTTTTGGATCTTTGGCTTTTTTTATATCCTTGTTATCTTTCAGTTCTTCTATGTATCTTTTAGCTTCTTGCTCAAAGTATTTATTGAAGTAGTTTATAAAGTCATAGAAATATTCCATAAACTCTTTTGATTTTACTTTTTCAAAATCATCTATTATTTTCTTTACTAGCTTTATTTGTTTTTTCATAATCAAATTTTATTTAAAAATCTTCACCACTTTGAGTAATTTTTCTCTAGACTTTTTTCTACTTCATCTAGTTCTATATCTTCTTTATTATCAAACTCTGATCATCATGATGTTAAAAGTTCATCTCCTCAAGGTAACGGATCAAGTCAAAGTGATTCTCTTTGTTCATTAGCTGTAGTAATACCTGCTTTTTTATATCAAACAGCTATCTTCATTTCATCTACTCAACTTTTTAAATCTACTTTGTTAAAATCTATTTCCTTTATTTCATCTTCTGAAATATCTTTTAAAACTATATCATCTTCTTTTGCTTTTTTCCAAGATAGAAGCTGAGCTTTTAATTGTCTTAGTATTTTATTTTGAAGTGGTGTTATAATATCAGCATATAAACTTTCTAGAGCTACATTACTTGTAGCTTTATTTGAATTTTTAGATGATAATAAATCAAAAGGAATATTAGTTGATATTGATATATCTTCTTTTAATTCTCTCTTTAAAGCTATAAACTTATCAGGATCTATCCTTGTTGAGAGATCTATTTTTCCTATTTTTCATGTTAAAAATAAAGTATTATGAGAATTATCTATCCCTGATATCTTATCTTTAATCATCTCCTCAATCTTTTCTACCTGCTCGCTTGTAAGGTTTCAAAGTTCATCATACAAAATATTTGGTTCTATATTTCATCATGCAAAAAAGTTTTTATAGTATTTGGTTATAAAAGCTAAGAGTACTACTTCATCTATACAAGAATGGAATAAACTATCTCAATAATGCTTATCTCCTAGTGAACCTCTTTTGAAAAATAAAACTTCATCACTAGAAAAAGGAACTTTCTTTATTCACTTCTTAGACCTTTGATAATAAGCCACTTTTTTGTTGTTTTTAGAGGACTTTCTGATTGAAGGAGTCAAGATTGTATCGAATTCTAGTAAACTCTCTTTATTTCCATTTTTTAGCCTTTCAGAGAAAGAATTTCAAAAGGTTAATAAGTTTTGAGCTATAATATCAATATCTAAATTATCTAGTAGTTTATCTAGCTCCTCATTATCTGTTTTTATAAATCAGCTATCCACTTTTGATGATATTTTCTTTATAATTCAAGCAATGATAGATGAATTATCATAAGCATATAGTAATTCATCAAATCATACTTCAGCTTCTATTACTCAATCATTTGAACTAAATAGTTCATCAGATCTATCATTAATTTGTTTTGATACTCATGATTTAAATAATTTTATTTTATCTGACATAATTTTTAGCAAAAAAATAAAGACTAGATTTAGTATCTAATCTTTATCTTTCCCCTCAAGGTCTTTTATGAAGGTTTCTATTTAACTCAATTATATCATGTAAACTTGCAACATACCATCTAATTTGGTTTCATTCAGGTTCTGAAAAACCATATAATCTCAAAAGCTCTCTTAGATAATATGAATTAAACTTTGGTGCTACATCTCAAGCTTCTATCCTTGTAATCTCTCTTTCAGTTCACTTAATCATTTTTGCTACTTCTTTTTTTGATAAGTTAAGCTTTTCTCTTCTAGTTTTCATTAAGTTTCAAAGTACACTTTCATCACTCTTTAACCATTTCTTCATATTCTCTTTATAAAACTTATCTTTTTTCAATTCAAAGAATTCATACAAGGTATCAAGAGTTTGAGCTGTATATTTTTTGTTTCTATGTCAGTTTTTAATTGAGTAAATAGCCTTACATCATATTCAAGTTTCTTGTCTTAGCTTTTTCATATTATTTTTTTCAAGAAACTCTTTAATTCTTTGTTGTATTAAACTCATATTACACAAATTAAATAGCTCTAATCTCTCATCAAGCAAAAGGAGTAAAACTAAAAACCATACTATCAACCATATCATCATGTTCTCATCATGGGAAAGCAAGTAGCTGATTTTCTAAGGCTCAAACCTTTTTACTATCTGAACTAAATTTTATAAGTCATCTTTCAAATTCTCATTGGAATTCTCTAAGTCTTGTGACTTTATCTTTTTCTGAATTAATAACTATTACAGCTAATCATCTCTTTTTTAACATCCTAGCAAGAATAAGTCATCAGTTATTTTGCTCTATATAAATCAAAGAGCATTTGTATTTATTATACAGTTCTACCACACTACTTACGAATTTATCTTCATCTTTATCAGTTCACTCATATGCAATTGATTCAAGTATATACTTGTGGATTTCTCAAGTGTATTTTTCTTGAGCTGTTATTGTTAATCACATTGCATCTGTTCAAGTCTTTTCTGAAAAAGCAGGATCAATTCAAAATACTATTTTATAACTTTTAGGTAGCTTATAAAAATACTTGATATCTGATCTTTTAATTATGCTTTGACCATTCTTGTAAGGGATTAAATTAAAGTTTTGATTATAAGCTATTAATCAATCTCTTCTTTTTGTCTGTAGAGAAATAAATTTATAAGCATCATCAGTAATGTCTTTATTTTTTTCTCTAGCTTCTTTGTCAGTAGAAACGAATCTACTCCAACTAATATTTCATTTGATCCTGATAGGTATCCAATAAATTTTAAAATCTTTGTTAACTTCAAAGAATTTCTTAAGTCTTGGAATTCTACCATCTTCATTAATAACATTTCATAGGAATATTTTTTGTGCAAACGAATTTAATCATCAAAACACTTCTCAAGTTAGGAATCTCATATCAGCTTCAATCAGCTCGGAGTTTTTAGTATTCTTATTTGTATCTATATCATCAAATCATACTAAGTCAGGTCTATGAGTTCTTCCATCTCTTCATAAAAACTTCTTTCATCTCGGACTTTTTCATATACTCATTGCTTGAACCTTTATATTTCAATCTATCATAAATTCTCAGATTGT